GAATGGGTAAACACATTTCTTGAGAAACCGTCGCTGGGAGATCTTGACAGAGATATGCTTCTTCAGTATGTGGAAAAAATAAATGTCTTTGAAGGAAAAAAAATAGAGATTGTTTACCGATTCCAAGATGAGTTGGTAACAGCTGCAAGACTGGCAGAACAGATTGGAAAAACAAAACAGGAGGTGGCTGTATAATGGCAAGAACAAGAAATCGCCAGATGAAACAAGCTGAAGCATTTGTGCAGGCATCACCGAAGAAGATCTGGAAAGCCGGTATTTATACCAGAATATCTGTAGATATCAATGGTGAGAAGAGAGAATCACTGGAGACACAGAAACTGATCGCCCTTTCTTACGCAGAATCTCATCCGGATATTGAAGTTGTAAAGTTTTATAAGGATGACGGTATATCAGGTACGAAATTTGATCGAAATGACTTTGTGAGAATGCTTGGTGACATCAAAACAAAAGAAATAAATACGGTCATAGTAAAGGATTTATCACGATTTGGTCGAGATTTGGAAGAAGTATCAAAATACCTGGAAAAAATATTTCCATTTATGCAGGTGCGCTTTATATCAGTCAATGATAACTATGACAGTATCAGTCCAGAATGTGACAATCAGATGCTGGGAATCATGATATCGAATCTTGCAAATGATATGTACGCAAAAGATGCATCAGTAAAGATGACAAGTATGAAAATTAAGATGGAGTCAGGTGAATATTGTGGTGGAGATGCTCCTTATGGGTATAAGAGAGCTAAAGATGAAAAAGGAAAATCTACTACTGTTCCCGATCCTTTAACTGCACCGTATGTAGTAGAAATATTTGAAAAACTTGCTGCAGGGCAGTCATATTTGAAAATTTCGAGAGAGTTTAATACCATGCTGCTGGCTTCGCCAAGGGTATACGCAAGAACTGGGAAGTTATTCTTGGATAGAATTGACGAAACGGATATGCATTGGCAATCATCTGTAATTAAACAGATTGCGGAAAATAGGCACTATTTGGGAAATACTTATTCACATAAAACAAGAACCTCACTTCTTACAAAAGAAAAAAATGTAATGTTGGATAAAGAAGAATGGATTGAACATGTGAATACCCATAAGGCTATAGTGAGTGCTGAATTATTTGAAAAAGTACAAAATGTAATCAAATTAAAGCAGGAGAAAGCATTGCCCAAAAAAGATTTATCGAATATGCAGACTCATGGAAAACAGGATAATAAGTATGTTGGATTGATATACTGTGGTGACTGTGGCGCTAATATGGTTCGGAGATACTATTACAGCGAAAAGAATGGTGTTTTGTATTACAATTACTATTTCATTTGTGGTAATTATGCAAAAATTTCCAAGGAAAAATATAACTGTAATCGCTGGAAAGAAGAAGTAATTGATGAACTGGTGTATCGGGCACTCATCATGCAGCTAAAAACAGTATGTGAATTAAAAACGCAACTGAAACGCTTTAATGATGAATATTTTGAAACATTCCAAAAATATTTGAACAGGGAACAGAGTAAGATTGTTCAGCTCAATAAAAGGAACGAAGCAAGACGATTTGAATTATATGAGCAATATGTTTCGGGCGAGATTGATACGGATGCATATAATCGTATGACAGAAAGAATAACCGTGGTCGAAAAAGACCTGGTTACAAGACAGAAAGAAATTGAGAAGAGTAGAAAAATTACAGAAAAATTGTGTAAAAAGAACTTCTCGTGGCTTGCTGAATTCAGTAAAGGAAAGAATTTGGAATTCCTTACAAAAGATGTTGTCCGTTCTTATATAAAGAAAATCTCTTTATATGAAGACAAACGTATAGAGATCGAATTTAAATTTCAAGATGAAATACAGGCGTTATCAGAAATTTTAGAGGAGGGGGTGATCAGATGTCAGATGGTAAGTGCATAGTAAAGTATTTAAGATTGTCGCTGGAAGATGAGGATATGCTGGATGAATCCAATAGTATTACCAATCAGAGAATTGTGATTGGGCAATACATAGCCAGTAAAAATGAGTTCAAAAATACGGAAGTGTTAGAATTCAAAGATGATGGCTATAGTGGAACGAATTTCGATCGCCCAGGATTCCAAAGTATGATGGAATTAGTAAGAGATGGAAAAGTCAGCACAATTATAGTGAAAGACCTTTCTCGATTCGGCAGGAATCATATAGAGGTTGACACATATCTGGAACAAATTTTTCCATTTATGAATGTGAGATTCATAGCGATCAATGATAATGTTGATAGTATGAAATATGAATCTGGTATGCCGGGAATAGATGTTGGTTTCAGAAATATTATTAACGAACATCATAGCATTGATACTTCCGTTAAAGTAAAAAGAACTTTGATACAACGTCAGAAAGCTGGAAAATATATGGGAGCGAGAGCACCGTATGGATATTTGAAGCCTGATGAAGATGTGACCAGCCTCGTGATTAATCCGGAGACAGCGCCTGTTGTGAAGATGATATTTCAGAAATATCTTGATGGAATGAATATTACTCAGCTGGCACGTTACCTGAATGAGCAGAAAATTATGAGTCCAGGTCAATATAAAAGAGAAGTTCTGAAAACTGGTGTGAAGAAAACAACAGAAAAATATATCTGGTATCCGGTAACTGTAAGACTGATACTGATGACAGAAACGTATACGGGAACTACGATTGGCGGCAAGTGGAAAGTTGCTTCGGTAGGAAGTAATAAGCATTTGAAAACAAAAGAAGAAGACTGGATTGTGGTTGAGGGTACGCATGAAGCGATTGTTTCTAAAGAGGTGTTTGATGCTGTACAGGAAAAGTTGGAATTAAATTCCAGAAAGAGGAGCAAAACCCACAATAATAATTATCCGCTGAAAGGATTGGTAAAATGTGGGGGATGCGGTCAGAATCTACAGCATGTAACCAGATGCAATCCGCACTTTAAGTGCCCAAGGAAATTTAATGCGGCAAATCAAGATTGTGTAACAGACAATTTATATGATGACGAGTTCAATGAGATGATTTTCAGGGCAATAAAGCTGTTTGCAAAGATCAGTGATGATGCTGAACCGGTACTCGAATTACAGAAAGCAGAATTAAAATCAAAAGTGAATGGAGCTGCAAAAAAGATTCGGGATGCCAAAGACAGTATTAGCAGATACAAGCACCAGAAGACTGAACTATATATGCGATATGCAATGGAAGAAATCTCAGAAGAAGAGTTCACCAGAAAAAATGACAAGCTGGATAAACAAATTGAGAAAGAAACCTTAGCGATAGCGCAAATGGAGACAGAACAGAGTGAAGCGGCTGAACGTTTATTTGAACTTCCATCAGATGGCAGGCAGTGTCTGACAGATTTAATTGAAGGAAATGAGCAATTAACCAGAGAGATAGCAGCAACTTTTATTCGTGGTATCAAGGTATATAATGATAAGCGAATAGAAATTGAATGGAATTTTGCTGATGAGCTGGTGAAGTATGTGGAGCAGGTGCAGAAAATCTGCAGTTGAAGTGATGATGGACAAATTACAAAAATTTTGTGTCATTAGCTTGACACAAGGGGGACGTCACGCTGACAATACGGTGGATTTACAGGAATTCATGATCATGCCGACGGGAGCGGAAAATATGGAGCAGGCGATCCGAATGTGTGCGGAAGTATACCAGTTTCTCAGAATTATCCTGAAACAAAAAGGTCTGTCAACAGCAGTCGGGGATGAGGGAGGTTTTGCACCGGATCTTTCCGATTCAGAAAGCGTCCTGGAAGTGATTCTGGAAGCAGTAAAAAAGGCAGGGTATGAACCCGGAAAGGATATCAGCATTGCAATTGATGCTGCGGCAAGTGAACTGTACGATGAAGAAAGAGGCGTTTATGTTTTCCCCGGAGAAGGAAAAATGAAAGGGGAAGAAGTTCTCAGGGATTCCGGCGAGATGATAGAATATTATGAAAAACTTGCAGAGAAGTTCCCGATTGTTTCCATTGAAGATGGACTTGAGGAAGATGACTGGGAAGGCTGGAAACAGATGACAAAAAGACTGGGAGACAAAATACAGCTCGTAGGTGATGATCTGTTTGTCACGAATATCAAACGTCTTGCATGTGGTATCAAACTGGGAGCGGCAAATGCCATTCTGATAAAATTAAACCAGATAGGAACACTTTCAGAAGCATTGGATGCAGTGGAAATGGCACAGAAAGCGGGATACAGGGCAGTAATTTCTCACAGATCAGGAGAATCGGAAGATTCATTTATCGCAGATCTGGCAGTTGCCACAGGTGCCGGCCAGATTAAGACAGGTGCACCCTGCCGTTCGGACCGAAATGCCAAATATAATCAGCTTCTTCGTATCCATGAGGCATTGGGAGAACTGGCAGTGTATGAAAATCCTTTTAAAGAAAATGAAAAAAATTGTTAAGAAACCTGACAAAAACTCTGAATTGTGGTTGAAATCCCCATCCGGCTATGTTACAATGAAACTCAGTTGATTAGGAGGTGTA